CACACCAAGACTCCACATCAGCTTATTCGGGAATGCCTGGGGAACCTAGATATGATTATGAATATAAAAATAAACAACACAAAACAGCAATGAAGGCAGAAATAGACAAAGAAAATCTTGATCAAGAATTGAGAAAGAAAGGACTAATATGAATTGGGAAAATTTAAAAAATATTTTAGGAGTTTCTCCTAAAGTATTAGAAGAAAAAGAAGAAAAAGTTGAATTATCTTCTGAAGATCAAAGACGTGCTATTTTACAAAAAGAAAAAGAAGAAGCTACAAAAAATGGCAAACCTTGGGTAGCGGTGCTTGATACACAAGTAAATCCTGATAATATTAAAAATGGATTCTTTGAATTAGATTGGAATAATGAATTTATTGAACAATTAATAGATGCAGGTTATAGTGGTGAAACTAATGAAGAAATAGTAAATGGTTGGTTTAGAACTATAGCAATGCAGATTTTGGAGGAAGAAGGACTTGACACACAGCGAGAAATCGGGTATATTAATGTAAAGCCAATAGATAAAGACAAGTCAGAGGTGAGTTGATGAAGTTCTTTGCAATAATATTATTAGCAACTCTTAGCTATACACAAGAACCTAGTAAAACAGAAAATTTGTATAGTTATCAATTACAGTTTCAAAGTTATGAGCAATGCTTAAAATTTTATAATGACTTTGAAGCTAAATTACTAAATGGGCTACTAGATCACGGAACAACAAAATACGGCAAAATACAAATTGATTATGTTTCATGTGCAGAAGTTGAAATAAGTACTGGATCAGATAAACCAAAAGTACTTGGTCAAGTTCCTGTATACGAAAGGTTATAAGATGGCAAACTTTATTCTTGTTGATACTGCAAATACATTCTTTAGAGCAAGGCATGTTATACGAGGAGACTTGACTACAAAGATAGGTATGGCTTTGCACATTTCATTAAACAGTGTAAAAAAGGCTTGGGCAGACTTCGACGGCACACATGTGGTTTTTTGTTTAGAAGGCCGAAGCTGGCGTAAAGACTTTTATGAACCCTACAAGAGAAATAGAAGTGAAGCACGTTCAGCTCTTACTGAAGCACAACAAGAAGAAGAAAAAATATTTTGGGAAACATTTGATTCCTTTAAGGATTTTGTTACAGATAAAACAAACTGTAGTGTTTTGCACAATCCTATCCTAGAAGCAGACGATTTAATTGCAGGTTGGATACAAGCACATCCTAAAGATAATCACGTAATTATTAGTACTGATGGAGACTTTGCACAGTTAATTGCTCCTAACGTAAAACAATACAACGGTGTTAGTAATACAATTATCACACATGAAGGTTACTTTGACGACAAAAAGAAACAACCTATAATTGATAAAAAGACAGGTAATGCTAAACTTGCTCCTAATCCAGAATACATGTTGTTTGAAAAATGTATGAGAGGAGATACTAGCGATAATGTATTTTCAGCATATCCTGGAGTGAGAACAAAAGGCACAAGAAATAAAGTAGGCTTAGTAGAGGCTTTTGAAGATAAACATACTAAAGGCTACAATTGGAACAATATGATGCTCCAACGTTGGGTAGATCATGAAGGTGTTGAACATCGTGTTTTAGATGATTACAATCGTAATGTAACACTATGTGATTTATCAGCACAACCTAGTAATATAAAAAGTGTTATAGATGACACTGTAAAACAAGCAATACAATCACCTAAAGCAATTACACAGGTGGGAATGAAATTAATGAAATACTGTGCTAAATGGGACTTACAACGTGTAAGCGAACAAGCACAATTATATGCAGAACCTTTGAACGGAAGATACAAATGAAAATTTATATAGTAGCACTTATGGCATTGTTGAACGGACAAACAGATGGATTCGAACCTCCAATGGCATTTGTGTTTACCCAACCAACTTTTAGTACTGTGAATGAATGTAAAAGCTATGCAGTAGCAAACAGTACTACACTTTTATTAAAATTGTATGAAGAATTTGGAAAGAATTATAGACCACATATGATATCATGTGTTGATGAAAATGTTGTTGAACAGATACAACAAAACAATGTAGTTGAGGAAAGAGAGGAGTTGGAAACATAATGGGTGTAAAAGCAAAAGAAATCATAGACGGTAAGTTTTGGATTTTAGAAGATAACGGGCAAAAGGTTGCTACGTTATCTTTATCAGATGAAAAATATTTACTGAGTGATGCAAAAGGAACAAGATTTTTTGATAAAGAATCAGAAGTCACAAGAGATATAGGAAAACCAATTGAATGGAATAAGTTGGATATCACAGTATTAGACAGTAAAGAAGTACATGGATATCCTACAAGCAATATTCCGTACAATACATTATATGATGTAAAAAACAGATTACCTTTATTTACAAAAAGTTTTAAGTCTAAAAGTCTTTATTGTGCAGGATACTACATAATAAAATTTGATAAAGGATGGGTAAAAAGTTTTTGCCCAAAATTAGTTACATTAGAGACTTACGATTACAAAGGTCCATTTAAACAAAAATTAGAAATGCGTGAAGCATTAGGAAAAGCAAATGCAAAAAGATCCTATTAATACTGCACCTATAGAAAATTTTATCAAGCAAGTAAAAGCCGCAGATAACAGTAGATCTAACGATATAAAAATGGATATCGACAGTGCAAAAAATCTTGCATTTACATTGGGAATTGTAATGTCAAGATTGAATTGCAACTTAGAAGAATTTGTTACTAAAAATAATGAACCTATGGGTGAAGGTCGTATAGAAGTACAAATGGACGGCGGCAAAGGCTGGTAAAAAAGATAAATATATACGTATATAATTAAGGATACGTATATGAGTAGACCAAAACCAAGTATATTATTAGAATATATAGATAAAAAAACCTATAGAGCAGAACAAGTTTTAGATGCAGAAGCTATATGGGCTGTATTTTACAAAGGTAAACCTTTTAATTTAAAAAGCCTTAACTCTATTACAAATTATCCTGGACCTAAATATAAAAAAGTTTCATTTTCTAATCCTGGCCATGCACATAATTTAGCAGAAAAACTTAATGATATGTTCGACACAAAAGACTTTAAAGTTATTAAGCTGACGTCAGGTGAAGAAGTGAAAGAATGAGCTTAAAAGAAACATATACAAAAATTTTTTTAAAACAAGCAAACTTATCAATAACCGATGCTACTTTGAAAGAATACATGCCTCTATGGTGGCAAAACACAAGATCAAAAGAAACTGGTGGATTAAGACTTACAGCTTCCGGTTATGATTTTTTAATAGAAAATTTAGATCTTAGATTCTATGAAGTTCCTTATCCAAAAAATAAACCTATTACAACACAAACAATTATATTCCTTGATAAATTTATTACTTGTCCATATTTTTTATCAAAAAATAGTATATTTGTAACAGATGAAAAGAAATCATTAGAACTGCATCTTTTTGCCGGTGATTTAAGAAAATATGGACTTGTAAAAGCAATGAAAAGACAATCATAAACATTTTGGTAACATTTAGGTTGACTTTATATCTAGTGATGCTATACTGTATATATAGTTAGAAATAAGGCACTGATAACTTAAAGGAGTACAAAATGGAAAACGTTGCAGTTCGCACACTTAGCCCAAACAGGGCAAAAACTAGAATCACACATGCTATGAAAAAGAAACGCCCAATTTTTATTTGGGGGCCTCCAGGTATTGGTAAATCTGAAATTGTTCATCAGATTGGTGAAAGCATGAGTGCATTAGTACTAGATATTAGACTTTCATTATGGGAACCAACAGATATAAAAGGTATTCCATACTATGCCGCAAATGATAATGTAATGAAATGGGCACCGCCTGTGGATCTTCCTAGTGAAGCATTAGCTAAAAAGCATAAGCACATTATTCTTTTCTTAGACGAAATGAATTCAGCCGCTCCGGCTGTGCAAGCCGCGGCTTATCAACTTATATTAAATAGACGTATTGGTAATTATGTATTACCAGAAAATGTTTTAATTGTTGCCGCAGGTAATCGGGAAGCTGATAAAGGTGTTACTTATAGAATGCCTGCTCCATTATCAAATCGTTTTGTTCATTTAGAACTAGCAGTTGATTTTGATGATTGGTTTTCATGGGCGGTTGATAACAAACAACACAAAGACGTAGTAGGTTTTTTACAATTTAGTAAAAAAGATTTATACGACTTTGATCCGAAATCTCCTAGCAGATCATTTGCAACACCACGTAGTTGGGCCTTTGTAAGTGAATTGCTTGAAGATGAACTTGATGAGGAAACAACTACAGATCTAGTTTCAGGTTGTGTAGGAGAAGGTTTGGCTCTCAAGTTTGTTGCACACCGTAAGGTGGCAGCTCAAATGCCTAACCCAACTGACATTTTGTCAGGCAAGGTTAAAGAGCTAGAGGCTAAAGAAATCAGTGCCATGTATTCCTTAACGGTCTCGCTCTGCTATGAACTTAAAG